ATGTCTTCGAACAATTACCCGTTAATTATGACCCCAAAACTGAAGAATATAAAGAAATACCAACACTAGAATGGGTAGAAGAAACTTTAGAACAAGAACTAAAGGATAACCCTGACAAATGGTATGAGGTGGGGATATTCAGATTATACCTTCAACATAGAAAGTTGGAACCAATACATAGACAAACTAAAATTCCCAAGTATAGTTTAAGACAAACACTCAAGGAGATGAAGGAATGGATAAATAACAAATGGATAGAATATAATGAAAAGTAATATATTAACAGGAGATAGTTTTGAACTTATTAAAGAAATACCCGATAACTCAATAGACCTTATAATCACATCACCACCCTATGCTGATATTGTAAATTACGGTAAGAACATTTCGATACAGAAACCCCAAGATTATTGTGATTGGTTATTACCCCTTTTTAACGAGATACAGAGGGTTTTAAAACCAAGTGGTAGTTTCATACTAAACATTAACGATACGTGTAAGGGGGGGTATAGAAATCCTTTTATTTACGAGTTAATCTACAGGAGTCAAAAGGAAACCAAGTTAAAGTTCTACGACACATATATTTGGCATAAGAGGAATGGAATACCAAATGGCGGGACAAAGAGGTTTAGAAATACCACAGAGTTTATATTCCATTTTGTTAAAGACCAGAAACACCTTAAGTTCTATATGGATAGGGTATTACAAGAACCTAACCCCACATATTCCAAACGACTTGAAACACCTATAAACGATTTTAGTAATGTAATTGATGGTGAGAGACAAATGGTTATGAAAAAGGTTGAAGTTAAAGATAAGGTACGTCCTGATAACGTAGTGAGGTTCTCAACAGCAGGAGCTGCAAGGGATAACTCAATAAAACATCCAGCCCCATATCACAAGGACTTACCGTTGTATTACATCAACTTATTAACAGACGAGGGTGATGTTGTATTGGATGTGTTTAGTGGTATAGGAACAACAGGAATGGCTTGTAAAGAATTAAACAGAGATTACATCGGTATGGAACTCAACGAGAAGTATGCCGAATTTAGTGAGAAGAGAATTAACGGTGAGGAGTTAGAAGAAGATAGAGTTAAAATATGCCAATACGATATGGACGATAAACTTGTTGGAGTTTATCAATATTGGAGTGAGGTATCCAAAAAGTATAATGTAGATACAGAAAGTTTAAGAATTGATGGGGCGATGATTAGATTGAATGGTTCTATAAATAAATTGGGTTATAAATGGAAGTTAGAAAAAAGATAATATGAAAAACAAAATCAAAGACACCAGTAAAGAAGAGTTGGTCTTTACCGATAAAACACCTTGTGTGGATTGTAAAGAAAAAGAGGTTGAATTTAAACAACCCTTATACGACTTAGAACAACTTGAATATGCGATAATGTTGATAGACCAACCGAGACAAACAGTAGAACAAATGCAGTGGTTGATATCATTAAACAACAGAGCTCTCAACGATAAAAAACAATACGGCTGTGGTAAGTGTCACGTCCAAGTTATGAAGAATATTAGGAACTTGTATAAGAGACATATGGATAATTTGTAATTAACCTATATTTATAACTACAGACAAATAACACATTATGGCAGGAAAAGTAGGAAACCCCAACATACAGAATCAAGGTAAAAGATTTGTGAAGGGGGACAAACGTATTAATAAGAACGGGAGACCGAGGAAATGGATTAGTGAAATGAAGGATAGTGGATACTCCTTATCTGAAGTAACAGATGCGATACAGGTATTAGTATCGTTAGAACCATCCAAATTAGAAGAAGTAAGAACTAACCCCAACTCAACGGTATTGGAAGTAACAATTGCGTCAGCGATTATTAACTCCATCAAGAGAGGGGACTTAAACTCATTAGAGACATTACTATCGAGAGTATTTGGAAAACCTAAACAACAGATGGATATTGACGCTAAAGTTAATATCACCAATCATGTTATCAAGCTGAAGTTTGGTAATACGGAAGAAGAAACAAATATAGAAGAAGATGGCGAAGAAAACATCAACGAGTAATAAACTTGCTCTTAACAAAAAGAAGAGTGGTAAGGCAAAAAAGTCTTATGGTCCTAAAGAACAAAAGGTTAAACGATATAAAGGACAAGGTAGGTAATGGGATATAAAAAAGCACAAGGAAGAAGTGATGTATTTCAAACACCAAATGTGGCGTTAGAACCACTACTTCAATTTATACCAGAAGGATATTCAATTTGGGAACCAGCATCAGCTAATGGAAATATTGTTAATTTCTTTAGTAAAAATAACTATGAAATCGTTGGGACAGATTTAACACAAGAGGTAGATTTTTTTAACACTAACATACCAAGTGACTGTATAATAACAAATCCACCATATTCAATTAAAGATAAGTGGATTAAAAGATGTTATGAATTAAACAGACCATTCATGTTGTTATTACCAATCACAGCATTGGAAGGTAAATTGAGACAAAAAATGTATAACGAGAAAGGTATTCAACTCATCTTGTTTAATAAAAGAATAAACTACGAAACCCCAAGTGGTAATGGTAGTGGAGCATGGTTTAGTTCTGCATGGTTTTGTTATGGTTTTAATTTACCTAACCAATTAAATTTTATTGAAATAAACTAATTATTATGGGAAAAGCAGCTAAGGAGCACAGGAAAAAAGTTAAAGCCAGAAACGCAAGGATAAGGGCTGAAGAAAAAGAAATAGAGAAGATGAGACGAGTTATCTTCGAGGAAGCTAAACAGAGATACTACGACAATTTGTCAGGTAATACGGAGAACACGTTTCAAATTAAGTTATAATGTATAGTAAAGGAGTTAGTTGGATAGATGACTGTAGGATACCTTTTGTAGATGATGGGGATAAGGGGTCTGCCAAACCACAAGGTAAGACAACGGTAATACGAAATGTATTATTTAATCCAACGAATGATATGGTTAGAAGTGAGTTAGAAACTACTCAAGGTCAAGGTAGGTTCCCCGCTAATATACTGGTAAGTGATGATATGTTGAATGATGGATTACCAAGTGGTAATAAGTGGAAAAAGAATTATGGTGCGATAGATTATAAAGGATTAAATTATAGTTCATCAACAGCACAGTGCCAACACGGAGGGGGATACACAGGAAATAATACTTACGCAGATAGTGGTAGTTCTTCAAGATACTACAACATAGATAAATGGTTTGAAAACTTAATAAAATAAAATATGGAAAATGTAATGATGTGCGGGGACTCCGCAGAGAAACTAAAAGAAATAAACGACAACTCGGTTGATATGTTATGCTGCGACCCCCCATATTCTTACGGATTTATGGGTAAGTCGTGGGACAAGGTTTTTCCCGATACGGAGATATGGAGAGAGTGCCACAGAGTATTAAAACCTGGTGCGTTCATTACAGTTATGGCAGCACCAAGAACAGATGTATTATGGAGAATAAGTAGGGACCTTGAAGAAGCGGGGTTTGACTTATCGTTCAGTAATATAGAATGGGTTTATCATTCAGGGTTTCCAAAAGCCACAGACATCAGTAAGAGTATTGATAAGAGGTTCAACGCAGAGAGAGAAGTAGTTGGTAGAAAAGAAGGTGATAGATACAACTATGAGTTTAATAGTGATTTTAATCCCGAACAAGAAAAAAGTAGATTAGGTAGTGGAGATGCAGGAATTATCACAGCCCCCTCCACAGACATAGCAAAGAAATACGAAGGTAGTAAGGCAGGGTTCCAACCCAAACCAGCAAGGGAAATAATCATCGTTGGAATGAAACCTTTTAGTGAAGGTTCTTATATTGATAAGGTATTAAACTTTGAGGCATTACCTGATAATGTTAAAATGACTTATCCCCTTATACAAACACCTAAACCAGCAAAGAAGGAGAAGGATTTTGGATTGAATGGTGAGGAAAAAAGTACTAGAGTGTGGAGAGATGATAAAGGAATGAAACTTACTGGTTCGGGTAATCCAAGAACAGAGATGGGTAAAAACAATCACCCCACAGTTAAACCAATTAAGTTGATGTCTTATCTTATCACCTTATTTACAAGACCTGGTGACTTCGTATTGGACCCATTTGGTGGAAGTGGAACAACAGGACTGGCTTGTAAGTTATTAGATAGAAACCATATCTATATTGATTTTACACAGGAGTATTACGATATCGCTGAGGAGAGGTTCCAAGTAACCAAGGAGGACTTAAAGAAACTATTAAAGGAAAAAATATCTAATGGGCAACAAGAGTTATTCTAAAGGTATTACTTGGATAGATGATTGTAGGATTCCAACCACAGATAAACAACAAGTTCTAATAAATACTGGTAATAAAAACATCTTTGATAATAGTAGGAAAGAACCTGTTAGTAATGGTAAAAAAATAGAGTTCGTTGAACCAATAGGTCGTTTCCCCGCCAATATACTAGTTAGTGATGATATGTTGAATGATGGTGTTATTAGTAAAGCTGGTGAATATAAAGGTAATGGTAGTAAAAGTGGTGGAATATGGAGTAAATCTACAGGAAAACCTGCAGGTGTAGAATACGGAGACAAAGGTTCCAACTCAAGGTACTACGACATAGACCGATGGTTTAATAATTTAATTGATGGTTAAACAAATAGAAGTTCAGGGATTTACCCCACACGCAAAACAGATACCGATTATAGAGGCATGTACTGATACTACAACCAAATACATAATTGGATGTACTGGTCGTCAGTTCGGTAAGACCTTTATGTCTATCAATATTCTGTTGAAGTGGGTATTGGAAGATAACAACTCAGTTGCTATGTTTGTGTCCCCTGTATTCTCTCAAGCGAAGAAGGTGTTTAGTGAAATGACTAACGCCATCGCAGGAACTGGTATTACCACAGCCATCAATAAGTCAGACCTATTCATCAAGTTCATCAACGGGTCAATAATATACTTTAGGTCAGCTGAGAGAGAAGATACTTTACGTGGTTATACTTTGGATTACCTTGTGGTAGATGAGGCCGCATACATCAAAGATAATGTGTGGTCGACAGTATTAAGACCAACTGTATTGGTAAGGGGTAAGAAGGTATTATTTATCTCAACACCAAAAGGTAAGAACTGGTTTTATGAAGTATCCACTCGTGGAGAGAATGATGACTATCCACAATACCAAACATTCAGGGGAACCTCTTTTGATTCACCTTACATTTCACCTGAAGAACTGAATGAAGCCAAGATGTCTCTTCCCCCATCCATATACCAGCAAGAAATCTTAGCCGAGTTTATATCTGATGGGGGTGAGGTATTCTCAAACCTAAAAACAAATTGTACCCTAACATCATACCCACCAAAAGTCACAGGAGAGAAGTATTATGCTGGTCTCGATATCGGTAGAGCAAATGACTACACGGTATTAACCATCTTGAACTCAAAAGGAGAAGTGGTTAGAATACTACGTGAAAGACAGAATGTATGGAATGTTATTATTAGTGAGGTGGTAAAAGTATTACGTGAATATAACCCAAGAGTATACGTAGAGATAAATGGTATTGGTGACCCCATCTACGAACAGATAAGAAAACAATATTCTCAGTGTGACCCCTTCCTTACAACCAACGACTCAAAACAACATATCATAGAAGAACTTATCTTGGGACTTAATGAGGAGAAGGTAAGATTACCCACTCAAGACCTAAATCCTGACCTATACCGAGAGTTATCAGTTTTTACATACGAATACTCACCCAAGACAAGAAGAGTTAAATACGGGGCTCCCAGTTCGTTTCATGACGATATGGTAATCTCTTTAGCATTATCCTATGAATCATTAAGAAAAAGGGTTAATGCTGGTAAGTATGTGATTATGTAATTCATATACAAAAGTTAAATAACAGATATTTTATATTATACATGGAAAAAAGATTTATAACCTATAAAGGAAAGAAATATCCCTTACAAGAACCCACAATAGAAAGTTGGTCTAGACTAGTCGCACTACAAGAATGGACTGATGAGAGGGATTTTACAATAATTCTTCTATCACATATAACAGGACTTACAAAAGAAGAAGTAGAACAAACTACTTGGGAAGAAACAATACAAGCAACCCAATCAATATCAGATTATTTAACTATAGGTTCAAAAGATTTTATTAATCAGTTTGAGTTTGATGGGAAAAAATATAAGTTCATTGACCTACCAAATTTAAAGTTTGGTGAGTTCGTTGATATTGACTCATTCTTGAATAAGACCCCAAGTGAGAAACAAAAAGAAATGAACCTGTTAATGGCGATGTTGTATAGAGAGGTGGATGAGAATGGGGAGTTAAAACGATATGATAGTAAACTTATATTGGATACTTCAGAGAGGTTTAAAAAACTACCCATAAAATATGTGCATGGTGCCACGAGTTTTTTTTTGCGTATAGAGAAAATATTACGAGGAAGTATCAAGCTCTCTTTCAAGAACAAATTGAAGATGAGGGTGAAGATAACATGGATGTTCGTGAAAACGATAGTTTTAATAAGTTTTGGGGTTGGTTCGGTGTTATGGTCCAACTTGCTCAAGAAGATATCACCAAAATCGAACAAATAACAGAATACCCGCTTGTATTCGCCTTAAACTATATGGCGTATATGAAGGACATAAATCAAATGAGAGAAAAAGAGCAGAGACGACAAATGGCTCAATTAAAAAGATAAGATATGGCAAACGCAGTAGGTTATTATAACTTCAAAAAAGTAACAGACCTTTTAAAAAATCTGGCTCACTATCATCAACAAATTCAAGGTTATGGTATAGGTGATATTAACCAGTTGATTTACTTGACTGAAGAAAGACTAAAGATTGAGAACACGGAACAAAACTACGCTCCGTATTACCCTTTAATGTTTACCATTCCTCAAGGAGCAAAGACAGATGGAAGACAAACCACTTATGACTTTGATATCTTGATTATGGATATTCAAAATACGAAAAATTGGGATAATGAAGTTGATGTATGGTCTGATACATTAGATATTCTAAAAGATGTTATCGCACAATTAAGATATTCCCTTGATAGTTGTTATTGTTCTTGGGACGTAGATTATCCAATTCAAATGACCCCATTTAGTGAGTCGTTTGATGATTATGTTACAGGTTGGACTGGTCGTATTTCATTAAGAATACCTGATGCTATTGATAGATGTATTGCACCTTATAATGAATTTCCACCTTGTGATAACAACGAAGACACCCCTAACTAATGGCTGAAGAAATAGTTTATACCGAGTACGATAAGGTGATGATTGACCTCTCAAAGAAGTTTGAGGCGGCACTTAAAGAGTCATTAGCAAGTCCATACCCATTCGCACCAGGTTATAATAAAACAAGAACCCCATTTGGTGTTAGAGATATGAAGGTAAAGACAGGGTCATTATACAATAGTATTAACGTTGTCTTTGATAAAGGACAGAATGAAGTTGTAGTTACGATGTTAGATTATTGGCAATATGTGAATGATGGTAGAAAACCAGGTAAGTATGTTCCAATAAAACCTTTAATGAAGTGGATAAGGTCTAAGGGGTTTAATAAAAATAAAGAGACAGGTAAGTTCCAAAAGTTTAACATTAAAGGAATGGCATTTGCCGTTAGTAAAAACATACAAAAATTCGGTATAGCCCCAACCTACTTCTATGATAACGCATTTAATATCTTTGAAAAAGAGTTTGAGAATGAAGCGTATGAAGCTTTAGGTATTGATGTGGCAAACTTCTTCGAAAAAGTAGTTGAAGATAATTTAATAAAAGAACCATTAAGATAATGAGTGTAATAATTGATATACAACAATCCCCTTTAACGTTGACCCCATCCAACACTAATCACGTATGGAACATAAGGTCAACAGGATATACCCTAACTGACTTTCAATATATGGTCGATATCTATTTTAGACCTGAAGAAGTAAATTGGGCAGACCAGAATGATACAGAATACAGAGTGTGTCGTTTAAAGTTAATACCTAACACCTATGGTAATGCCATATTTGATGTTGAGGAAATCGTTAGGACATTATTAACATCTAACCCAAGATTTACGGGGACAACTTATCCATATATAAACCCCGCATCAGATGTGAATAAGGTTGTGACCTTGGCTGATGCTCAAACAACTATTCAGTATAATGGTTCCAACTTATGGCCTGGTGGTTCACCAAACGCTTCAGTGGAACAATTATGGCACGTACAGAAGTATAGAGTATTAGTTGGGTGTACCTACACATCAGGTAATCAAACTGTGGAACAAATGGAACGTGAAGCCTTATATCAACCATCAGCTATAACGATATGGCCTGGTGTTGATAATAAGTTAATCCCCGCCCCATTCTTAAGTGCTGCAACAATCAACGACGTTAACTACGGACCTAATTGGTTCCAATACAATAACTTCAACCACTTGTATTATGACTTATTTAGAAGTGTCTATGTATCAGGTCAAACAAATACTGATGCCAGTTGTGATTATGATGTGGAGAGTTGTGGACCAAGAGAGTTCCTAAATGCTGCAGGTAGAGAATATAAAATCATATCACAACCTGATGTGGTGGATACAAGAGTGAGAACAAGAATGCATCACCCCGAGTGTCCTATCATCGTATCATTTTTGAATGGTAAGAATGACTACTTTACAAACGACATATATTCCTTGGCAATTAGAAGTTCATTAAGTCCTACAGGTCAATACACTTATTCAGCAGAGACAGCAAACAGAACATCCCCGTCATTACCTGTTACAAACGAACCAGTCGACTCTCAGTTCAAGATGGGGGTATTTTACCTTCCATACAATGTAACGTCAGGAGACACCCTTAATGCAATCCCTACCAATAGTAAAAGAGTTTGTTTCTATGGGACAAGTTATAATGCAAACAAAAATACAAGACTATCATTCAACAACAGAACGACAGAGATACTTGAGTTTATGATACAAGAAAAAAGTTGTATCAATAACCCCATCCACGTCTTATTCTTAAACGGAAGAGGTATGTGGGACACTTATACATTCGGTGGCAAGACCACTAAAAAAATGGATATCAAACGTCCATCATATAGACAAGAGAGTTCATTAAACAAACAATTCTATAACATAGGTTCTTCTCAAAGGGGAACAACTATCATAGAACAAGAGGTAGATGTTATGTGGGACTGTGAAACTTGGTATCTAACTCAAAATGATGATGCGATAGTACAAGAGATTTTTATGTCGCCAGAAATTTACATAATTGAAGGTACTGTTATCAAAGATTTAAGTTGTCAGTCGTGTCTTCAGGAGGTTAGATTATATCAAAACCTTATACCTGTGGTTATCAAGGATACTAGTTTCACCAAGTTTAACAAGAAGTATCAAAAACTATATCAATATAAACTTACCCTGGAATACGCAGGATTTAAACGTGTTAGAACTCAAGGATAATGAATTTACAAATAGCGTGTGTTGTTAACGGTAATACAGAATATATTGAACTGTACGGGACAGAGTCATTCACTATGGACCTATCGTTCGCAGAAATACAAGACATAACCAAGAAGAATAGTGCTTACTCAAAAGAGTTGAATGTGCCAGGTTCGGATATGAATAACTACATATTCAACTACTTCTTCGATATGAACCAAGTACCATTAGACTTTACCCCAAGTAAAAAGTTTGAGGCTTCGGTATTATACGACGGTTATATTATTGCGTCAGGTTATATTAGGTTAAATTCTGTTACTGTAGATAAACTTGAGAAGGTTTATAATATCACATTCTATAATGGTATAGGGGATGTTGCTGCGACCATAGGTGATAAGTTTATGGCTCAACTTAATTTAGACCACCTATCACATCCATTTACCCCTGATGTTTATTTACAATCAACATTAGACCCCAACCTATTCCCGATGACTGGTACAACAAACTATTCGTATCAGAATGGAAAAACCTTTTGGCCTCTGTTGAATATAGGGTATAACTATACAAATAGTTTATCAGGTGTGAGTTCATATTATACCACGACAAGTACTTCAAGTGTTAATATAAATTCAGGACAAAAGACGATAGTAACCGCGGCAGCGAAACCATTTATACCTGGTGATTTAATTAGATTAACTAATGTTTCTTCGGGATATTGGATTCAAGGTATAGTTGATTCGGTGAATGGAACCACGATTGTATTTACACCTAATTTAGGACTTGGTACGGGAACATATACATCGTGGAATGTATCAATAGAATTACCTGAAGGAATATCAATAAATGACCCTAATACCACCCCCATAGTAGATTTTGAGGCAAGTAATATTCCTAACTATATGTCTTTTTCAGGCACACCAATTAGAAACTATTATTTCAAACCTGCAATACAGATTAAAGAATTATACGAACAAATCTTTTCTCAGGCGGGATACAATATTGAGTCTCACTTTTTTGACACATCTTATTTTGAGAAATATTATTTACCGTTAAAGTTCTTGGATGAAACCATTTATACAAAAGGTGCCGTTCAACCTTGTTATACCTATAGTGGAAATGTTGAGAATCCTGGTATTGTTGACCCATCAACAGGAGTAACTTGTAATAATTTTTCATTCTCATCGACAACGACAAACTTTACAATACCTGCAAATTATGCTGGTATTTATACTTTAAGAATATCAGTAAATTATTCTTTTGTGTCAGATATTGCTGCGGATGCCAACCTTCAAGGTAATATTATTATTAACGGAGTTGGAACTCAAATAATTTATGTAAACTATGAAGGACCTTCTAGTGGTAGTGATAATAGAACTGTAGATTATACTTTTACTATATCAGGTGATACAACAATAGGACTCGAGTTTGTGACTTTTGGTGATATGACTGTTACAAGTTATTCTTTTGAAATATTTCAGGCTCCAAGGTTTATTTTAGGAAACTTCAACTACGCTAATGAGTTCCCACCAAATGATTTCAAACAGATAGATTTTATTACTTCAGTTAATAAGATGTTTAACTTGGTGTGTATCCCAAGTACAACAAACCCAAAGAATATCGTTATAGAACCTATCATCGATTATATTGGTAAGGGTAGAATATTAGACTGGACTAATAAAATAGATTTTAACTCCCCAATCACGGTAAGTCCTACTACAAACATATTAAACGGAACCTTGATGTATAACTTCAAGTTAGACCAAGACTATGCGAACCAACAGTTTAACATCGCTAACAACAGAATATTTGGCACCTATGAGTTACAACTTAATCAGGACTATAAAGACAATAAAATTGAGTTTAATACTATCTTTGGTTCACCTGTAGATACAACCTTAAACAACAACAATTTACCTGCCATGACTATATCAAACTTGGCAACAATTAAGACACAAGAAAATAATGGTATTTCACTTCAAAAGTTTAACCCTTATAAAATATTACCGAGAATAATATTTAGAGGACCAGTACTTCCAAATGAAAATTGGGGTCAAGGTGGAGGACCTGGAACAGCTCAATTTTGGTGGGCAGAAACAACTCAAATAGATAGATGGCAAGGGACAAATAGATTTACAACTTATCCATTCTCTTACACAGGGTTCTCTCACTATATTAATTGGAATGCTAGTGACTTCTTTAGTCCGTTAGAGTCAACATTCCCCGACCAACAGGATATGTACGACATTTATTATTATGACTATGTAAGTGATATTACAAGTCCTGAAAATAAAATTATGAATGCCAAAATATACTTGACCCCATATGAGATTGCTAACCTTGAGTTTAACGAAAAAATTATAATCAAAAACGCTTACTATAGAATCAATAAGATAAGTGGTTATAACTTAACTGAACCGAGTTTATGTAATATTGAGTTAATTAAATTAACCAAGGATTATACCCCGCATCCAGTACAATACTACGATTTAATAAATTGTGGAGAGGGTGAGGATTATCATACAACCTCTGACTTGAACTATAATATGTATGCTTACATAGGAAACTATGTTAGTATCTATACAGGGTCATCAACTACATATACTTCTATTGGATGTTTTGAAGTTCAGTTAGGACAACCTAACTCTAACTACGATTACGAACAAGTGTTTATTGGAAGTGGTTATACTCAAAGTGGGGTTAATATCTATGATTTTTGTGGATGTGTTGGGCGTACTCAAATGATTATAGTTCAAGAAGAATATGTTACACCTATTGAACCAAGTCCAACTCCAACACCAAGTATTACTGCAACTAATACTCAAACTCCAAGTATTACTCCAACCAATACTGAAACTCCTACTAATACTCCAACTAATACAGAGACTAGTACACCAACTATGACTCCAACCAATACTGAAACTCCTACTAATACTCCAACTAATACAGAGACTAGTACTCCTACGGTTACACCTACTAATACAGAAACTCCAACTCAAACAGTTACACCTACTAATACTGAAACTAGTACTCCTACGGTTACACCTACTAATACAGAAACTCCAACTCAAACAGTTACACCTACTAATACAGAAACCAGTACTCCAACTCCAACTAACACAGAAACAAGTACTCCAACTAATACTCCTACTAATACGGAGACATCAACAGCTACGCCTACACCAACTAATACAGAAACTCCAACTCAAACAGTTACACCTACTAATACTGAAACTAGTACTCCTACGGTTACTCCTACTAACACAGAAACAAGTACTCCTACGGTTACTCCTACTAATACTGAAACCCCAACTA